TGAGGTTACTCTCAGTGGTGGTGTCTTTACGGGACTCCCCTCTCTCAAAAGAGTTCGAGGTAGCCCAACCACCCGAGCGAGCCAAAAGGCGCTCAGGTCCAGATGCCCGTTTTTCTCTAGTAGGCTCCTTGATTTTTCAACAGGGTCAGAATGACCTTCTCTCGGCTTCTCTGAAAAGCGTCACTGTTGTTCGACTGTCGACCAGTCTCATGTGTTTAGATCTCCGCTGGAGGGTATGCCTATAAATAGGCATATAACCAACGTTGGAGACGAACCGCGGGACTTACCGCGCTAGACAATATGAGACACGTTTATGGAAGACAGCAAGGAGCCCAACCCTTAGTCAGGACCGTCCCCCTCCGTCCAAATGGTTAGAGGGGCTAAGGCCTGATCTAGTGTAGGGGTACGAAATACTAAAGGGAAAACGGAAGTAGATATATATTTTTGTGTTTGTGGAGGAGAGGGAGGAAGGGGTCCGAAGGGACCATCATCACGCGGAAAGATCCGAGTCATAGACATCGGTCGCGAACCAGCCAACGTTCAACGTGCGGGTAAAACCGCGGACAGTGTTGCCACTGTCGAAGTTGTTCTGGTACGGTAGGATCACCGACGCAAAGCGCGTCGGGTCATATCCAGGCAAGCCTGACACGCGAACGTGGAAGGATGTCATGTACGTACCAGCGTTGTAAAGGGTGGCACCTCCACTAGGGAGGGCACCCTCGGCCGGGGCTCCGGCGGTCCAGTAGTCATTAGGGACATAGCCCTGGGGACTGGAGCCGAAGAGTGTGATGGTCACGCCCGTGCCAGTGGGGCTCAGTGTGGGGGTATAGAACTCGGTTGCATCGTAGGTTCCATTGTTAATGAAACCGCCCGTCGATGATGTCGTGAGAAACTTGCAAAATGCTTGTATCACATAGACACCGTTGCGGAAGATGCGGAGCTCACTGCCCGCGTTGAGGCCGGCGTTCACCAGATTGAGTACTGGTGTGATGTTGCCGGGGGCACTCGCGAAGAGTGCCGCCCCACTATAGGTGAAGACGCCATCGTTCGGGGTAAGAGGGATACCCGTCGTGAGTGGGCCGGAGGCGCGATATTGCGTATCTCCGACGCTCGCGAGTTGGTAAGCCGCGTTGGTGTTCGCTAAGGCGACGCCACTGGATTGGGAGACCACGACATTAGTCGGGGTCAAGGTGGGCGCAGGAGTGGGAGGGGTGGGGGCCTGGTCCTTACCGATGACGGGCTTAATTAGCTCGATATCGTAAGAACACCAGACCTCACCCATCACCGAACCTGCTGCACCCGGAAGGCCAGTGGTGGCAATTTGGAATTTGCCATAGTCGAAAAAGCGGGCATCACTCACGTTGGAAGAGTCATTTGCACTCGGGTCGCGGATGTAGAGGGTCTGAAGTCCAGAGGACTTAGGGTCGCACTCAATCGCGTGTACAATGTTCCGGGATGGGTCGGTCGAAACAGCGAACTCTGTGTTCTCCATTTGGATCTTGGAATCAAATGCAAAGTCATTGACGTTGTAGTTGGTTGCCATGATCACGGTCCCTAGGGGACCGCCGGAGGCGGAGTAGTTGCTGGACATCGTCTTATAGACGAGAACCATCCCGTGGATCTTGTACTGGGTGTAAGGCTTGGACATCTTCGACAGCCAGGGAAACAACACCGGATTGCCCGGGTTGATATTCTGGACGAAGCCGTTGGAAAACTCCAGCGGCGAGTCTGGGACCTTTAGGTCGAAGAGGAACTCGCGATGACGGATTCGGGTGGAGTGGTCACCCTCGCGGCGGGCAACGAACTCAGGGACCATGTCAGTAGATGTACTAACAGTGCCAAGACTGTTCCCCCTAACGGTATAGTCACCGTAACCGGTAATAGCCGAAAGGCCGGAACCCAGTGCCCTACCAATGGAGGCTCCAATCGAGGAGCCCCTGGATTGGAAAGTTCCCTTAGGAACCTTCTTAAGGACTGTGTCCAGCTTCTTTGCAAGACCGGAGACGGCGGCCACCGTGGCGTAGTCGCCTCGTCCCTTGATGGTACGAGCGGCTCGCTTGGGAGGAGCTGATTTGGATCTCCTTGGCATGGGGGAGGCGGGGGGAGGGAGGAGGAGGGATGTGTGGGGGAGTGTATGTGTGTAGCGGACAAAAGCCAGAAAACCGTAAAGGTTAT